CTCGGGCTCGTCCTCGGGCGGGGCCCTGCCGGGCACGTCGTCCGTCAGCATCCCGGCAGCGCCCAGCACTTGCACCATGCGCAACGCGTAGGGGTCACGCTCGATCAGGTCGAGCGGGTTGATGGAGTAGCGTTGCGCCACCCGGTCCAGCATGACCATCATCTGCAACCCTTCCGGTGCATCTTCCTCCGCGCGGCTGACTGCATATCGCCGCGCGGCAGTGATCACCGTTTTGGGGGAGTGAGCAATCCCCGGTTCCACGCCTGCCGGATCTCCATTGGCAACCACGCTGGGAGATCCTGGAACGACTCGACGGTGAGCGGTAACGGATCGCCACGCTCATCCTCGAAGTTCCAGGAAATCAGCACGTCATCGACAAGCCGACGCGTGAACTCGTCAAAGTCCAACGAGTCGAACTCGCCGATGCGTTTGATCGGGATCGCGCGACAACGGATCTCCGCTCCCTGTAGTTCCGAATGCTCATCGAACTCCAGCACAATGTCCGTCAACCCCGGTGCTTTGAACCCCATGTGAACCCCCTGCTACGACCACGTTGGATCTGTGCCGCTCTGCAACTTGAACTCAGCCGAGAGCGTCATCTCAGCATTACGAGCACGCCCGAAGGATGTGCGCGAGATCAACGACTCCACCGCCAGTGTCTGGCCGCTCAGCGCCCACGAAAACGTGCGCGTCGCCTTGTTGCTCGATGCCGTCGCCAGCACGTCGAACAACCCGGTATCAGCCGTGTCGTTGAAGTAGCCATCGATGGTCGCCGTGAAATCCGACAACCCTGCGATGGTTTCGTGCGCCGACTTGTCGAGTCCGGTGCTCTCGTGCAACTCCACCGGCGTGTCGATGTTCGTGCTTCCCACATCGTTCGAGACGTCGCGGCCAGTGCCGGCCTCGTCATCGATCGTCAGGGTCACGCTGAGACCCGATTCCTTGGCCATGATTCATCACTCCTTCTGGGCGTCTGCCCTCTCTGCAATCATTTCGTGAACCCCTTCACGTTTGGCGGACTCAAAGGCCCGTTCGATCGTGTCTCGTTTCCGCTCCACGAATGCGCGCGGATCCGTCTCCGTGTTCCATTCGCGGTTGGCGTTGAGTTGGTGTTGCGTGCCGCGGCCCCAGCGCATTACGGGCGGGCCGCTCGCACGTCGGTGTGTAGCGAAGCAGTCCGTACCCGGCGGGAACCGGAACACGAACCCGTCCGACTTGGTGGCGAGCGTGTTCAGATCAACCTGTGCGTGGCCGAACGGCCCCCACTCCATCACCGTGACTTCGCCATCGGAGATCCAGAACTCGCCGAACATCCGCCCCGAGTCCCGCACACTCTCTGCCAGTGACGACTGATCGAACGGCAGTGCCACCACGAACCCGTCCCGCCACTGCGGGCACTCGTCGTCCTCGCACGTCACCACATGCGTCGCCAGTGGGCGGACGGTGGAGTAGAACTGCGCACGGTCCGTGCGTCGGGCGGGCATTACGACAGATCCTCAATGTCGAACTCAAGACCACGCCTGAGCGAAACGACGACGACGTAATCTGTGAACGTGCCAGTGGTCGTGACGCGGACCCAGCGGTCCACAGTCCCGGTTGCTTCGACACGACTCGCACCCGGCAACGTTGCGGTGTTCAGTGTCATCAACGTTGCCCACGTTCCATCAACACCGTTCGTCGAATCCGCCGAATCCTCAATCAAGATCGTGGGAGCGCCTGAACCCAGGCTGAGCGCCTGGCAGTAACCAACAGCGCCGCGCGTCGTCTGTGCGGTCTGGTCCAGTCCGGTCGCGCTCGAGGCCGAGGCGAACGTGTCATCCGCTGCCGTGAGCATGATCCCGTCTTCCAGCGGTGCGCCAGCGGAACCCTCGGCGCGTGTCGTCACATCGAGCGACGCGTCGGCGCTGCGGTTGATCCCGTAGGCGGAGACGTACTTCGCTTGCAGGCTCATGCAGCGGTCGCCCACCGCAGTCCCGAGCGCCCACGTCAACACCACATCAGTCGTGGGTAGCGCGGAGAGCACGGCGTGCGCCTTACCCGCTGCGTCGTCGAAGTACGACATGAACTCCAGCGAGCCACTGGCGAGTCCGAGGATGCGACTGTGCGCGGCCTGGGTGATGTCCGTCGTGTCGAACTCGCCGAACGAGCCCTCGACATTCGTGATCGAACCCACGTCGCCACTCAGGTCGTAGCCATGTACGTAGAGCTTCTGATCAAGGCCCGATGCTTTCGCCATATCGTTATCCCTCGATCACGAACCCCTGCTCGACTCTGGTTGCCCAGTTCGAGATGTCGTCGCTGTTCACCTTGTCGCCTTCGTAGAGCAACACCGTGCGCGTGTACTGCACCTGCCGCTGCGCTCCGTTCACGGGTTCCGTCACCACCTCAGACGACACCACCTGTGACAGGATCGGTGTCCCCTTCGGCAGTCCCCGCGGGTTCGCCACGACGCCCTTGCCCTTTGTCTTCGTTGCCATCACACCCCTCCAACCGTCTGGTTGTCGTCCACTACCAGCGGCACGCGAATCTCCGCGACGCGGAACTGCGTACCGCCAATGTCCTTGTATCCGTACTGCACACCCATCGTGATCCCGTAGATCCCGGCAATGTCGATGTGCCGCACCTTTGCTCCCAGGTCCGCGTCGCTCGTCAGCTTCGCCATCAGCCGGTTCACCGCGTTCGCCAACTGCTGCTCCACCACCCCGTCCGTGTCGATGAACGCGCCATAGGCCGTGACGATGACGGTGTGCTGCTCAATCGTTCCACCAGCCAGCACCACCTCGAGCACATCTGCTGAATCCATGCGAATGCTCACCGGGTACTTCCCCGACGGCTGCGCGTCAGGCGGCGACTTGGGATCACCGATCTCCACCACGGCATCACCCGAGGCGGACAACAGCGACTCCATCGCCACCAGCGTTGCGGCCATATCAAGCGCCATCTACAACCTCCGTCGCAGATACTTGATCAGTAGCCGCGGCACGGACTTCTGGAGCGCCTGACGCGTCCTGCGGAACATCGCGTAACCCTTGAAGCGGGTGGTTTCATTGCGGCGTGACGTGCCCTCAATCCACGGGCCATAGATCACGTTCGTCTCGATCAGCGCGTTGAGGCCGCGCGCCTCGCCCGCCACCGAACGCCGCAGCGTGCCGGTGACTAGCCCGTGCCCGGGGTAGAGTTGCGCTTTCACCATGCCCTCACCGCGGTCCGTGGCGTCCCGCACGGTGTCTGTGAGCGCAAGCCGCACGGCCTTCTGCATTCGCCCATCGAAGAACGGACCGGTCATGTCCACGTCGATTGAGATGCCGACAGTCATACCGACACCACCGTGTTCAACCGGTGCGCCCGGATCACCCGCTTGCGGAGCTTCTCCAGCGCCGCCCCTGTGAACTCGCGCACGTTGTCACCGCGCCCCACCTCGCGGCCCCAGCCCGCCTGTGCCTGCTTGAACTCGGCAACCGCCATCGCCGTCGCGAGCTGGCGCACGTCTAGCGGCGGTTCGTACTTGGTGATCGTCGCGTCATCCGCGTGTGTAGCCGCTGTCGTGCCGTTCACGCCGCGTACCACCGTCAGGCGACGCCCCACATAGATGTCATCGCCCGACGAGTGTGCGGCGTTCGTGGTGCCGTCCCAGCGCCGCTCCACCACCACACTCGTCGCGCTGTTCACCGAGTCCACGATCATCCGCTCGGAGTTGATGCGGATCACCTCGCCTGCGAGCAGGTCGTCTGTGGGGTCGCCAATCGTCGCGGTCGTGTCCGTGACATCTGCCGTCAGCCCCGCCCCACCGAGGTCCACACCGAGGTCGATGAACGTGCGGTCGCTGACGAACAACTGTTCCGTGCCAAGCAAGATCGTGTCGCCTACGTCGATCTTGCTGGAATCCTTGACGTCGATGACGGTCGCTGCCGCATCGGTCACCGCAGCAGAAAGGCCCGTCGCGGCGACGGTGTTGGAGTAGGCCCCCCACGATCCCGTGATCCTGAACGACTGCATGTAGGTGTCGGTATCGGCTTTGAACTCTGCCGTGGTGATGTCACCCAGCAGTTGCGCCGAGTGGTACGGCGGGCCACTGTTCTCGGGCAGCAAGCGGTACTCGGTATTCTCCACCGTCGCCGTCGCATCGCCCTGGTCGGTAAACGTGGT